AGGAAGAAAAGCGTCAGCCACCAAGCTGTGAATCTTTACGCATCGCACTTTGCCTTCACGCGATAGAGCGACGTGCTGGTAACGGCCCGTGCATTGAGGCTTTAGCACCCTCCCTTTGTGATCGTGAAAGGCTTGGCCGTTCCATCGTTTGCCTGGACGGCTCCTGACCCGACCCTGATCTGAAACTTCGTAAAGCCCTTCGTAGCCGACAACGGGCTTCCACACCTCTACGCTGGTGGTCATCGCCTGGTGATTGCAGGTGGTCACGCTCCGGGGGCGGCAACCCGCTGGAGCACCCCAATCCTACTGCGCGCAACCTGTGCCGCTGCCTGATTACGAGATCCACCACCTGTGCAAGAAGCACGCGATGGTGATGCCGTTCGATCCTGAGCTGGTCAACCCGGCCAGCATCGACGTTCTGCTGGGCGATCGGATCATGATCGAGGTGACCGAAAGCCGCGATCTGCAAATCCGCGGCATCACCGACCACACCGCCGAAGATCCGTACTGGCTGCGGCCGGGTGAGTTCGTGCTGGCCGAGACACGCGAGATCTTCAACCTGCCGGACTTCGTGGCGGCGCAGTTCGTGCTGAAGTCCAGCCGCGCACGCGAAGGCCTTGAGCACCTGCTCGCAGGCTGGTGCGATCCAGGGTGGCACGGCAGCCGTCTGACGCTGGAGCTGAGCAACGCGCGCCGGCTGTATCCGATCGCGATCTGGCCAGGCATGAAGATCGGCCAGATGGTATTTCACAAGATGGAAGGCATTCCGGCGCGCAGCTACGCGGTAACCGGGCGATACAACGGCGACGAGGCCGTCACCGCCAGCAAGGGCTAGCGCGCAGCATCGGATGCCGCAGCGGCGCCATGCGCTGGCGGTGGATGCGACCAGGTGCCTCAGCCGGATCATCCAGCGGGAGCAGGGTGTAGTCGTCGCAGCCGTGGCTCTCGGCAAAGTGCTGCGCACCGATGTGGGTGGGGAACGGTCCGACGTGCCACGGACCGATGCGGAGGATGTATTGCATGGAACTAGGGCAAGGGTTGGATCGGTAGTTCAGACGCCGGCACCCACCAGAGGCGGATGGTCCTGACACCGCCGGTGGACATGCAGTGCTGCTCCCACGCGACAAACGTTTCCGTGGTGTCATCCGGCCTCCACACATCGCCAGCCGCAATGGGGGATGAACTGGGGATGTAGACAGCTCTTTCGCAAGGTGGGAACAGGCCTTGAGCGCGGTAGTGATCGTGCGTGAACTTCATTGTGTTCAGGTTAGGGCTCACGCCCACTGCCTGATCAGAAGCTGAGCATCAGCGCGGAAGCTGGCAGCCACCTCCCGGACGATCTCGCGGGTGATCTTGGTGCCGGCGCGGCGCAGATCCAGCAGCTGGTTGCTGGCGCGGCCGAAGGCGGCATCACGCTCGGCGCGGATCTCGGCGGTGACTTCCTTGCGGGTCTTGCCGCTGTTGCGGGCGGCGCAGACCTGGCCAAAGTGAACCAGCTCGCCCAGATCGGACTGCATCAGCACAGTGGCCTTCAGGTCAGTGCGGCCGCAGCAATCGCAGGTGGTGACCGAATCGTCGAGGCAGAGAGCTGTGAAGGACATTGGAGTGGTGGCTGTCGATGTGTGAACTATACCCCGCCAACGGTGCACCCTGCGGGTCCGTCACAATCCGTCACAGTGCCTGTCACTGTTCCCGTCGCTACCGTGTGCCCAGCGGCGGCCAGCCCATGCGGGCGTTCTACCTCGAGATCACCGCCAAGCTCATCATCCGATCCGACACCGACCCCGACGACCTGCCAGCTGAGATCTACTCACGCATGGCCGAGTTCATCCCCTCCGATGACGACATCATCGACATCGAGGTGAACGCTGTCCCCCTGCCGCCGGACCTCTGTGGATCAGCACCACATTGATGAGACGCGCCTGGTCACACGGCGATCGGCGCGCGACCAGATCCACCTCGCATGGAACTACCGCTGCGCCTACTGCAACGATCCGCTCGGCCGCAGCCCGACGCTCGATCACGTCATCCCCAAGGTTCACGGCGGCCTCACCGTGCGCCAGAACCTCGTCTCCTGCTGCCTCATGTGCAACAGCCAGAAGGGGCACAAGGAGTGGATCAGCTGGTATCGCGAGCAGCCCTTCTGGTCTGCACTCGGTGAGTGGGCGATCGCGCAGTGGCTGGCTGATGGCGTTAATCTGGCGGCCTAGACCTTTTTCGAGGATCTAGGCGGTAACGTTGCGCCCGGCAGCGGTAAGGCTGGCACCGCGTGAGGACCAGCTACCGGGCAACCTATTTCAGCCGTTGGTAGATGACCCAAGCGTGAGACGCCTCAAGGACGCGCAGAGGCTTGGGCTCTATCTGCCCGATGCCGAGGCAGAGCGGGAACGCAGTCAGGCTACGGCAGGATCCTGCTGCACACCCACAGCGCGATCAGGCAGGTCGCCCAATACTCCACCACCAAGATCAGCACGTCGTGGAGCATCACTGGGCGAGCAGGTGGTCTAGGTACAGCTCGGCCTGCCACAGGTCGCTGGAGTAGCGGCAGGTGCCACCCACGCAGCTGCGGTAGTAGACCTCACCTTTCACGGGCATGATCGTCTCGATGCTGCCGCCATCGCGCTCGGTGCGGCTGATCACCTCAGGACCGAACATAGAGATCACACCTGGCCGCGAAACGGCCGCCGCTTCTCTTCGATTCTGGCAACTCGTACCCGCAGCACTGCTGCCGCATCTCCCAATACTTGCAGTCCCAACACATTGGCGCCGCACTGGCCGGCCGCAGGTTGGTGACCGCTGCGCGGTAGATCGACTGCGCCCGCAGCAAGGCCTCCTGCAGCTGCACCGTGCCGGTGTCGGCCTCAATCTGCAGCTCAGGCTTGGGACCGAGCACGATGCGCGCGTGCCAGTTTCGATCGGATCGGCTGCACACCAGCAGCAGACGGCCGGCGTGCAGGCTGATCACTCCTCTTCTCCGTGACTCGGTAGGTGGTAAAGACGCTCGAGCGTCATGCTGGCCGGCTCGGGCTCACCGGCTGTGACGTGTGCCGCCACAGGATCGGCCGGGTTGGCCGCCACGAACACGGTTGGCCAGTGCAGCTCCTTCACCGCCACCAGACTGGTGCGGGGACTGCGCACCAGCACCCACAGCGCGGCGCGCTCGAGCAGGTTGAGGCCGGGCAGATGCATCATCCCTCCAGTTTGCCGAGCAGGCGGCGGAGATACCACTGCGCCTTGGCCAGCGACACCGCCCCCCCCTTGTGGCGCTCGCGCCAGGTGTACTTGATCACGTTGCCCTTGCAGTAGCCGCGGAACTCCTCCGGCGTCAGGGCAGCCTCGATCGCATCGATGCACTCAATGCCACCCTGCTTGTAGTGGTCCGGGTTGATCTGGTCAGTCATCAAGCCATCCCCATGCGATGCGTTTGCAAATGCGCCATGCGTGCTTCTCGTCCACATCGAACTCAGCCGCCAGCTGGCGGTAGCTCCACCCCTCGCGCTGAAGCTGGCGCAGCTTGCGCACCAGCTCCGGCGTCAGGATCGCGGCGATGTTCTCCTCGCCAGCCTTGAACGGCCGGCCGCGCGGGATCACCTCCACTTGTCACCCAGCAGCTGCTGACGGCACACCTCGATCGCCTGCTGCGCCTGCTTCTGGCTGAACACGGACTCCGTGGCATCCATGGCGCGCACCACGCGGGCGAGCATCTCGGGATAGTCCGTGTCGCGGAAGTTGGCGGCAATGTCGCGGCAGAACTCCTCCCACAGGCCGGTGTAGGTGCTGCAGGTACGGCCGCTGCGTTCGTACAGCGCGTCCATCATGTCGGCGCGCTGCTGATCGAGCTGTTGTGCGTTCATGGTTCGAGGTGTTGACGGATGCGGAGCAGCTCAGCGCAGAGCTGCTGGCGGTTGCGGAGCCCAACGGTGCCGCACAGCTGGTCGATGCGAACGTCGATCAGCTGGCGGATGCGCTGGCGCTCCTCAGTCTGACCAGCGGTGAAGGCACTGGTGTCGCTGAGCAGCTGCTCGATGCGGTGGCGGATGTCGCTCATGGATGGTCGATCGTGACGGTGGCGATGCCATCCAGCGGCACACCAAGGCGATGCGCAGCACCGGCGCTCAGGTCCAGGCTCGCGCAGTCACAGCGGTCAGTGACGCGCACCGTGAGCACGCGGCCGCGGTGGCTGACTCGCACCGGCGTGCCGCATGGCAACCATGGATGTGCGGCGCTGATGCCCCAGTGCTCGTAGGTGCCGCCGCAGGCTGTCTGCCGGCCGTGGTAGTAGCCGTCATAGACCGTGGCTGTCACCGAGCGCGCGTGGGCTGGCATGGCAGTTAGCAGCAGGGCCGCGGCCAGAAGGTGGCGCACCATCAGGCCACCTCCACGGTTGCACCCGGCCAGCGGGCTTCGGCGTAGCGGATCGCGTGGCGCTTCGTCTCGGCGCGCGTAATCCACGTCATGGGCTGGGCACCCTGCGGGTAGACGATCAGCCGAAACTCGCGGGTGCGCGCCTTCGGCCGCGGCCGGCTGATGCCGTCGCCGTGCTTGCTGGTGGTGGGTTCCTCTGCCCATTGCCAGGGCAGCATTGCACCGGTTGTCTCAGGCATTGGTTTTTTCGGTGTTGAGCCATTCGATCTGCGACCACCACTCGAGCCATGTGTCGGCGGCGATCAGTTTGGCCTCAGTAAGGCTGGAGGCCTCCACGCACTCGAGCACGTTGGCGGCCTTGATCTGGAAGTAGTAGCGGCGGTCAGTCATGCCGCACCACCTGCTGCGTGCCGGAGTGGGTGGGGCTGTGATGTGCGCCGGACTCAATGCCGATCATGGCGAACACAGCCGCGGCGATCAGCAGGCAGATGGCGTTGTTGATGCGGTTGATCATGATGCGAGCGCCACACGGACGCGGTGACGGGTGATGTTGAGGCGGTCGGCGATCTGACGCTGGCTAAGGCCGGTGCGGTGCAGGACGCGGACGCGGCGATCGTCGCTGGCGGTGAGCCAGTCGATCACTGCGACCACAAGCAGCAGCGGCAGGATCAGCTTCCAGATCAGCAGCAGAGTGGTTGCGATCATGGCTGGAGTTGATGGGTGTGCCGGACCAACCGGCGGTGTGGGCTTACTCAGGCCGTGTTGAGCTCGTGGTGACGCGTCGTGTGCCCGGTTCCGCGGCGGTTGAGTTTTGCGAGTGGACCGCTCCCCTCGTGATCGAATACTACACCGCCGGCGGTGCACGTCACGGGCGCGTGTAACAGTTCTTCACACGGCATTTGTGCCGACCGCCAGCTCAACAGGCAACCGCAGAACGGGCACACTCTTGTTCGTGTCCGGCGTGCGCGCCCAGCCAATCGCCACCAGGCTCACCGGCAGCTCAACCGTGTACCAGACATGCCGGCAGTCCACACACCTCCGCTGACGGGTCACCTTGTCAGGCTGCTTTCCGTTCGTTGCGATCGCCCTGATCTCACCGCTACCGCAGCGTGGGCACTCCATAGGTATCCTGAACCTGTACCCCGCCACTATGGCACAGTGAACTTCGGTCAGTGGATGGCGGTGGAGCTATCGCCAGAGCAGCAATTCGAGATCGAAAAACAAGCCCGCACCCTGCTGGCGAGCGAGGATGCGGGCGTTATGGCTGCAGCTCTCCTGAAGCAGGCCTGCTACCAGCAGCAGCTGCTCCAGCAGGCCGTTCACGAGATCGCTCGCCTTGAATGCGAGCTTATGGGCTTCCCTAGAACAGATCGGCCTCTGTGATCTCGCTCACCACGCCATCAGTGGCCGCGGCGAGACTTGCAGCTGCGCTCTGAGCGGTGGCAGGCGGCACCCAGTCACGGGGAGGTTGAGCCACAGCGCTCACGTAGAACGTGCCGTTGCTGCTCTGCTTCTTCCAGCCGCTCACCGGCACTTGCACGCTGCCGTACTGGTCCACCGGCTGGCTGAGCACGAACGCGCACAGCGCATCGAGATCCTCCGGCTTGATGTTCATCCGGCCGCTGAAGTCAACCTTGCTGTCGGGCTTGGTGGACTTGAAGATCGCCAGGTTCAGTTTGAAGCTCATGGTCTGGGTTGAGTAGGTGGATTGTTGGGCATCCCGCGCAGGTTTCGAGCCTCGTAGGCCTCCACCTCGGCGACGGGATACAGGACACGGCCTCCGATCTTCACGAACCTCGGGCCGCGGTTCTGGCTGCGCCAGTTATCGAGCGTGCTCAGCGTGACGACACCTCGCCATCGCGCGGCCAGCTCGCGGGGCTGCAGGTATCCGGGCTCAGAAGATTTCATCAGCATCGCTTGCCTCCTCCACCACTTCAACCGGCTCCGCTGCCGGCTGCTTGATCTTCGCGTTCAGCTGCTCCACCGCAGACTTCAGCGCAGGCTCTGCCGGACGCACCGTGACGGGCTCCACGTCCACCACCTCCTCCTCCGTCTGGATGCCGACCAGCAGCTCGGGGATGTACAGCCGACCCCAGAAGGCCGCGGCGCGGTAGCGGATCATCAGCTCCGGCATGGTCTGCCACTTGCTGCCGCTCTTGGTTGCCCAGCCTTCCTTCTTCGCCATCGCCATGCTCACGGCCGGACCCTTCAGGTCAGTGCCGCTCGCGTGCTCGGTGGCCACGCAGTAGCAGCTCAGGCTGTCGCCGCTGCCCGTCATCTCGTAGCGCAGCGGGCTGAACCGGCCGCAGCCGTTGATCAGGCCGATGATGAACTGGCTGCTCCAGCTCGGCCGCCCGTGGATGATGTGCAGGTTCTGCATCACCTGAAACGGGCTCATCCGCATCCGGTTGGCGATCTCCAGCGCCACCAGGCAGTTGGCGAACCCCTGCTGCCCCTGGAACTGCGGCGGGATCAGCGTGCTGCTGGCCAAGGCCTTCGCGATCCGCTGCGCATCCTCGAACGCTTGGATGCCGGAAAACACGCTGCCGCCACTGCTGGGCACCAGTGCGCCTGTCGATTGTTCGCTCATGGTTGAAGTCTCAAGGTCAGGTAGATGAACAGGCAGCCGGCCACCGCCGGCCAGTAGGTGATCGGCCACAGCTCCGTCAGGAACCAGCCGCCGGCCAGCGCCGCTGCAGGTGCGCGGATGGCTGCATAGGTGATCCGCATCAGTAGAGCTCGATCTCGGGTGGCGCTCCGGCTGGCAGCGATCCATCCGGCCGCGGCCTCATCCATGCCGGCAGTCCGATCGGCTGGATCTCCTCGCTGTAGCCCGGCCAGCTGCCAGCAGCGCGGCACTCGGCCAGCCGCTCAAGATCCTGCAGCGCACGCTCACCACCGGCACCGATCATCTCGCCATCGGCCACGTAGACCGCGACGGCGTGCGGTGGCTTCTTCTCCACGCAGATGAAGATGAACCCCTCCGGCCGGCGCGGCGTGGCCTGCTCGAGGCCGTGCAGATACCAGGCCGCCTGTACGTGGTAGCGGAAGTTGGCGATCGACTTCCTGAACCCAGCTGGGCTTGCATCCTCCGTGGTCTTCAGGTCCACGATCAGGCTGCCGTCATCGGTTAGCCAGTCCGGCCGGCACTTGCACTCGAGGCCTGTCGCCTCATCGGTCCACAGGAAGCTCTGCTCGGCCTTGCCGGGCATCTTCAGCAGCGCACCAGCTGCAGGGTGGGTCCACACCGCCTCGGCCATGCGGCTGATGGTGGCGCGATCGTCGGCGCTGATCAGCTCACGGCCAGAGGCCTCAGCCTCAAACGCTGCCCACTCCTCCTTCCCGGCCTTGGTGCGGCGATCGACGTTCGGCGCCACCACGTAGCGCTCGGCGAAGGTGTCCTGCTCCAGCGTCAGCGTGTGCACGGCAGTGCCGAGCCGCATGGCTGGCGTCGGCTCGGGCTCCACCCGGTTCGGGTCCAAGTACCGCGCCCAGTAGTGCAGCGGGCTGCGCGCGATCTGATCGAGGTGTGATTTCGATACCGCCGGATGGCGGTGATAGGCGGCGTTGTCCAAAGGCAGCGCGTACCGAAGGCTCACGCAACTTACCACTGTTTCTCTGCCTGTCATCGCTTCCCCCAGTAGTTCTCAGTATTTGCCTCTCTGCCGGCTAGTATCCGGCCGCTGACCTTGGTATTCCTTCCCGCTATCCAAGGTCAAGTCTTATGAGTCTCACCGCACCTCACCGACAGAAGCCGGAAATCACCTACAGTTGCGGGCAAACGCCTGTTCAGCTGATGGCCAAGCTCTGTTGCATCGAGGGCTGTCAACGAAAGACCGACAGCAACGGGATGTGCGGAATGCACGCCCAGAGAGTCCGCCGCTACGGCGACCCCAACTACGTCACGCCAGAAGGACAGCGGCGAGCCAACAACAGGGCTGCGCAGCTTCGCCGTGTTGAGCAGGTCAAGCCCGACACTTACCGCAAGCTTCACGGCAGGCATGAGCATCGTGTGGTTGCCGAACAGATGCTTGGCCGGCCGTTGCAACGAAACGAGATCGTCCACCACATCGACGGCAACAAGCACAACAACGCCCCAAACAACCTGCAGGTCATGACGCAGGCTGAACACGTTCGCGAGCACTGGCACCAAGACTTTTCGCCAATAACTTGGAATGGCAAGCAGTACTGGCCACGCCAATGGGCTGAAGCGATCGGGCTGCCAGTCAGCACTGTTCGCAATCGCCTTCGTGCTGGGTGGACGCTTGAGCGCATCGCCAGCACACCTCGCAGAAGCTGGACAAGAAAAGATGCTTGAGCTGCGTCCGTATCAAGCAAAAGCCATTGAGGACTTGCGGCAGGCATTTCGATGTGGGGCAAAAGCCCCCCTTCTGGTTGCGCCTTGCGGCATGGGCAAAACGATTTGCTTCTCCGCCATCACAGCCGGAGCCGTCGCACGTGGCCGCCGCGTGCTGATCCTGGTCCACAGGCGTGAGCTGATCCTGCAGGCCAGCGCGAAGCTCAGCCTGGCCGGCGTGTCCCATGGCGTGATCGCGGCAGGTCACTCGGAGGCCGATCACCCGGTGCAGGTCGCATCAGTGCAGACGCTTGCGCGGCGCCTACATCGTCAGCACTGGCAGCCAGATCTCATCGTCATTGATGAGGCACACCACGCGGTTGCTGGCACCTGGTCTTCAGTGCTCAGCCACTGGCCACAAGCCTTCCGCCTCGGCGTTACGGCGACCCCCATCAGGCAGGACGGCCGCGGCCTCAGTGCGGTATTCGATCATCTGGTGATTGGACCATCAGTGGCAACCCTTACATCGCAGCGGCACTTATCGCCTGCGCGTGTATTTGCGCCACCAATCATTGCCGACCTATCCAAAATCGCAATTCGCGCTGGTGATTATTCGCCAGAGCAAGCAGCCGACCGCATGGATCGCCCCACCGTCACAGGTGACGCGATTGCACACTATTTGCGCATCTGTCCCGGCAAGCGTGCGATTGCCTTCTGCTGCTCTACCAAGCACGCAGACTCCGTGGCCGCGGCCTTCACCGAATCAGGGATCACGGCCGCCACGCTGCTCGGCACAACAGCAACGCAGCATCGTGACGCACTCCTGCGACAATTCGTCGCAGGCACCTTGCAGCTGCTGGTGACCGTCGATGTGGTCTCCGAGGGCTTCGACTGCCCCGATGCCGAAGCCGCCATCCTGCTGCGCCCGACCGCCAGCCTTGGCCTCTACCTGCAGCAGGTCGGCCGCGTGCTGCGCCCGGCACCGGGCAAGGAGCACGCCGTGATCCTCGACCATGTGGGCAACGTCCACCGCCATGGGTTTCCCGATGATCCGCGCGACTGGTCGCTCGACGATCGCCTGAAGCGCAGCCGCACAGCTGGAGCTGCAGCTCCGTGCGTTCGCACATGCCAGACCTGTTTTGCTGCATTTGCACCACAGCCGGCCTGCCCCTGCTGCGGCACACCCGTGCCGATCCAGCCCGCGCGTCAGTTGCGCCAGGTCGATGGTGAGCTGAAGGAGTTGCACCGCGAGGCCGTGCGCCAGCGCACGCAGGAACGCAAGAAGGCGCGCACCTACAGCGAGCTCATCCAGGTCGGCATTGCTCGGGGCATGAAGAACCCCGTGGGATGGGCACGCCACGTGTACCTTGCGCGTCAGCAGCGCGCATGATCGTGGCCAACGCCGAAACCGACCTCCAGCAGCGCATCCGGTTGGCGCTGGGCACCGACCCTCAGACCAGACTGTTCCGCAACCAGGTCGGCAGCCTGCCCGATCCCCGCACCGGCCGGCTCGTCACATTCGGCCTTGCCCGCGGCTCCGCTGACCTGATCGGCTGGCGCACGCTGGTGGTGACCCCCGAGATGGTCGGCCAGCGCATTGCGGTGTTCACGTCGCTGGAGATCAAGACCGCCACAGGCCGCCTCTCACCTGCCCAGACCCACTGGCTTCATGCCGTTCGCAGCGCCGGTGGCATCGCTGGCGTGGCGCGCAGTGTGCCGGATGCGTTGCAGATCATCGGATCGCCGCTAGGCTCACCCCAGCGATCCCCCAGCGATCCCCATGCAACCTAAGCGCACACAGCGCCGCACCATCACCCTTGATCTACCGCCAGAGCAGATCACCTGGCTGGATCAGCAGGCCGCCGGCCTTATCTCACGCTCGGCCTTCGTGCGTCAGCTCATCGCCGCAGCCATGCAGCAGCAGGCCGCGCAATGACCAGCACCAACATCGTCCGCGATCGCTTCATCGCAGATCTGTCGCGCTGGCTCACGCCAGACCTTCTCTATCACTGCTTCACCGGCGAAGACGATCCGTACCGCCTCGCTCACATCGCCAAGCTCGAGCCGTCGCTCCTTGAGCCGCTGCTGAACAAAGCCGAGCGCGAATGGCCTGCACGACTGCAGCGCATCGCCGAACAACGCCGCGCTGAGCGCCAGCAGTCCAAGCAAGCAGTTCAACAGTTCGTTCTCGGCATCAAGCCATGACCAAGATCACAGACCTCGCCAACGGCCACTGGCCGTCGATTCTTGGCGCCTTGGCAGGCCTCACCGCCGAGCAGCTCACCGACAAGCATCAACCCTGTCCGCTCTGCGGTGGCCGCGATCGCTACCGCTTCGATGATCAGAACGGCTCCGGCTCGTGGTTCTGCAATCAGTGCGGCGGACCGCAGCAGGCCGGTGGTGCCGGCAACGGCATGGAGCTCCTACTGCGCCGCACCGGCTGGGACTTCCGCACCGCTGCCCAGCGCATCGAGCAGCACCTCGGCATCGCACCACAGCGCCCAGAGCCGCCCACCAAGGGCGCCGAGTCCGTCTGGCACTACAGCGACACCTTTCTGGTCTGCCGCTTCCCCGGCAAGAAGATCAGACCCCTGCACTGGACCGGCAGCCGCTGGGAGTGGAAGGCGCCGCCAGCACCGCGCCCGCTGCTCAACCTCTCGCAGCTGCGCTCACACACCGGCACCGTCTTGGTGGTGGAAGGCGAGAAGGCTGCTGATGCCGCAGCCAAGCTCTACCCCAAGGCTGTCGTCACTACCTGGCCGTCAGGGTGCAAGGCGATCGACAAAGCCGACTGGTCGCCCCTCACCGGCCGTCGCGTCATCCTCTGGCCTGATGCTGATGCCGTTGGCCAGCAGGCCATGGATCGCCTCGCGCAGCTGTTGCTGCGCATCCCCGTCGATCGCGTCCAGATGGTCACACCCCCATCAGGCTCACCTGAAGGCTGGGATCTCGCTGATGCCACATGGAGCGAAGCCGAAGCGCTCGAGCACCTGAAGGCGAACCTCTCCCAACCCCTCGAGCTCGATGAGCTGATCGCACCCGAACCTGAGCCCGAACCAGACCCCGAGCCCGATCTGCCCGATCTCGACGCGAACGGTCATTTCACCTGCCTTGGCTTCGATGGCGATGCCTACTACTACCGGCCGCACAACACCGGCCAGGTCGTTCGCCTGACCCGCGCATCACACACCTCGACCAACCTCGTCTCACTTGCTCCGCTCGCCTACTGGGAGCAGCTCTGCCCCGGCCAGCGATCCGCCGTGGATTGGACGCAGGCAGCAGCAACTCTCTTCGCCATCAGCGCAGAGCGCGGTTTCTACAACCCCGATCGCATCCGCGGCCGCGGCGCATGGTGGGACGAAAAGCGCACCATCCTCCACCTTGGTGATGAGCTGGTAGTGGACGGCAAGCGCCATCCAGTGCTGCGCCCCTTCAACTCGAAATACCTCTACCAGCGCATGTCGGAGCTGGAAGGTTCCGGCAAAGCCAAGCCCCTTTCCGACGCTGAAGCGATCACTATCTGCGAGCTGGCCGAGCGCTTCCATTGGGAGGTGCCAGCCTCCGGCCTTCTTCTCGCTGGCTGGGTCACCCTCGCGCCGATCTGCGGTGCGCTCCCCTGGCGCCCGCACGCATGGCTCACCGCAGCAGCAGGCTCCGGCAAGTCCGCCATCCTCGATCGCTATGTCGCCGTTTTGCTCGGTGACATGGGGCTGATCGTGGCTGGCAACACCACCGAAGCTGGCCTGCGCCAAACCCTGCGCTGCGATGCTCTGCCCGTCGTCTTTGATGAGGCCGAGTCGAACGAAAAGGCTGATCAGGTGCGGATGCAGAACATCCTCGCCTTGGCTCGTGTCGCGTCCAGTGAGTCTCACGCAACCATGCTTAAGGGCAGCCCAGGCGGCGACGTGACCCGCTTCAACATCCGCTCGATGTTCCTCATGTCGTCCATCGCCACTGCTCTCAAGCAAGGCGCCGACCGTTCACGCTTTGCCCAGCTCACCTTGCGCTCACCCAACGAACTGCCCAAGGCCGAGCGCATCAAGCACTGGGAAGCTCTCGATCGTGACCTCGATCGCCACATCACCCACCAGACCGCACAGCGCCTCATCGCACGCACCGTGTCGCTGATCCCGATGATCAGAGCCAGCGTTCGCGTCTTCACCAAGGCCGCGGCCGAGCACTTCGACTCACAGCGCCTGGGCGATCAGTACGGCACACTCCTCGCCGGTGCATGGTCGCTCATGTCCAGCGAGGTGCCCACACCACAGCAAGCCAAGCAGCTGATCGATCAGAACGACTGGGAGCCCTACAGCCAGACCACCGAGGTGCCTGATGAGCAGCGCTGCATTCAGCGCATCCTGCAGCACCAGGTCCGAGTTGAGACCGATGAGAAGACCGTCACTCGCACCCTCGGGGAGCTGGTCGAAATCGTCTGCCATCACCTCAACGATCACGACGTGTCCAGCCGCCACGCTCAGGAGAGCCTCGGACGCCACGGCCTACGGGTCGATGCGGAAGCGGATCAGCTGCTGGTGAGCAACACCGCGGAGGCCTTGGCCAGCATCCTGCGTGACACGCCTTGGTCGCACAGCTGGGCAACAGTGCTCGGTCGGCTGTCTGGTGCGAGCAAGGCAGGCGCCACCCGTTTCAGGGGCGCAGGTGCCATCTCCAGGGCGATTGCGTTACGGATTTCGGCTTTGCAACGGGCTTGAAACGGGGTCTGTTACGGCCGAAATCGCTTGCGCTGCAACGGGTTAGCCAAAAGCGTAACGGTGTAACGGTTTTTGGCCGAGACTCTCTCTCTCTCTCGTATAGAGAGGTGTGTGTGAAGACCCCCCTCTAAACACACACAATAAAATAAATCTATTCATAAAAATAGTGGTTACATGGTTACGCAGCCCCTTAAGCCCCTGCACCGCAAGGGGTCTTGATGTAACGACCCCTGTTACACCGGCGTTACGCCTGTGACACGCCGCAGCCCGCCACGCCGGCACTGATCGGTGTTACTGTTTTCAGGCAATCAGCTTTCTGCCTTTCATGTATCCGATCATCCCGGCTGACCGCGTTGACGTTGCTCGCCAGCGCTTTCCCAAGCTGGCTTGGCCGCTTGATCGCCTTGGCGTTGGGCAGGCCTTCATTGTTCCGATCGACAATGGCCGCGATCCAGATGGTCGGCCCGTGGCCTACTTGCGGGTCGCAGTCAATCGCGCAGCAAACAAGCTCAGTCGCCAATTCACGTGTGCAGCGATTGATGGTGGCCTCGCGATCTCCCGCATCGCCTGAACAGCTCACCCCTTCTCGCTGGATGGGGCGGGCTGCCGCCCCTACCCTTGATCCATGGCAACCGTCCGCATCGACCTTCAGAGCGACCTGCAACGGCTTTCGAGCCGCGTGGCGCTGCTCACGGACCAGAACCTGCGCTTTGCCACCTCCAGGGCGCTCACAGCCACCGCTCGCGCTGCACAGGCTGAGCTCAAGCAGCAGACCCCCCGCTACATCAACCAGCCGACCCGCTGGACGCTCAATGGCACCTACGTGCGCTTCGCTCGGCCGGACACCCTCGAGACCGAGGTGGGCTTTCGCTCCGACCCCCAAGGCCGGGGCAATGCCGCAGGCCGCTACCTGCAGCCGATCGTGAAAGGCACCACGCCGAAGCTGAAGGGCGCTGACCTCGCGGCCAGCAAGATCGCCCGTGAGGCTCCAGGTGCTGTGCTGGTGCCAGCCAAGGGCTCAGGCCTCACCAACGCAGCAGGCAACGTCTCGCTGAGCAAGTACGCCACGATCCTTGGCCAGGCACGCCAAGGCGGCGGCCAGTACTTCGTCGGGCCGGTCAAGCCGGGCAGCTCGATCAAGGCCGTGTTCGAGCGCAAGGAGGCCTTCATCAGCCGCAGCTCCACGCTGGAGCGCAGCACCCGGCGGGTGTTCACCATCGACCCCAACCCGAAGCAGCGCAGGCCGCAGTTCCCCGTGCGCGAGATCCTCACCAAGGCTTTCGGGCAGGCATGGCCAGCCGAGGTGCGCAAGGCCTACGAGGCCGAGGTGCAGCGCAAGCTGGGGAAACGCTGAGATCCCTTGCAGCGCAGGCGTTCTCAACTGCGACCCATGTTGAGATCACGGCATCGTTGTATCGTCACAACACCCCATCGCTGAGATCCCTTGCGCCGCAAGGGGTTTGGGCCGAGGGGCACGGGTCCCTCCTGCCCCAGAGATCGAGGGTATTTCGCAGC